AGCTGTAAGCGCAACGTCTTCGGTAATAACTTCGTCACGAATATTAGTACCAGTAAATACAATGTCGCCCGCTGGTACATCTGCTGTCGTTCCACCAGGGGTAACACTTAACTTTCTTGGAAAGTCTGGTTGTGAATCAAATTCAGTAACAGTAGTGATAACTGAATTGCTTGTCGCTTGGTCGTCTAAAATCGTATCTGCGGCGGCGGCGTCTGGCGCTGTCCATGCTTGACGACGTAAATAGCCAAATGCTGACTGTGTTTCGCCGACAACTTTAGGTGATTTTGCTGTAACTTCTCGTGGTGGGAATCCCATTTTATTATATTTAGCTCCGTATATTCGCTAACTACTCTTTAAGCTACGGCTGACTTAATGAGGTAACCCGCTTCTGCGGCTACTAGTTTTTCTTCGTAATAGTCATTAGCGCGTACAAACTCTGCTTTAACTGCTGGTTCGTCCCATCGGTCTACATACCTTGCGTCTGCAACTTGTAGAGTATAACCAAGATTCATTTTTCTGATACCAGGGTTATTAGTTACATAAACTAGTATTGCGTGCTTGCCCCAGACATAACCCATACTTGCGGTTTGTCCTTCGTCTGCTGTGTTGTATGTACCGTCTGCAATAAGAACTTCTTCAATCTCTAGCAAGTCTGCTAATAGTTGTCTTGTAAGAACTCGAACACTTGCAACTGACAATCTACCTAGAAGGTCTGGGTGATGTCGCAACTTACTCCAAACTTGGTAACCAAGTATCAACTTATTAGGTGTAACACCTGCGGCTAGTTTGACTGTGTCAATTCCTGTCTGAATATCATCAAATGGGTCTGAATTTGCGTAGTCGTTCCATTGGTCTGTACCAGATAGTGTGACTGTTTGAGAAATGTTAGTAGCGCTAGCATTAGTTAGTAAGTCTGCTACATCTTTTTCGTGAATTAAGTCTAGTGCTTCTGATACGTCGTCGGTTGCTTCTACACGTGCGTCGTGTGGTGTTGGGAAAGTGTCGCGTACTTCGTATTCGATATCTGCTTCAAGTGACTGCTCTTTAAGCGGCCCAAAAGCTGTTTTACTCATACCGTTATTGATTCTGTTTGCTCTGCTTAAACCAGTTCTGTTAGCGTCATGGATTCTCTTGCGTGCTTTATCAAAAGTGAAGTAGTAACCTACTCGGCTTTGAACTTCAATGCGAGGCATAACTATGTCGGCAATCATATTGCCTGTTTGATAGTCTACACTAATTCTTGTTAGTGCTTCGTCTACTTGGTAGTCTTTTAGGTTTGCCATATTTTTATATTATATTAGTTATTTCGATTAGTCTACAATGTCGTACATTGGAATGTATTCGAAAATGTCGCCGTCGTCTGCGTCATTAAGTGCGACACCGAATACATAATCGTCTGATGTTGTTGTTGCTATTGCTTCGCCGTTAGCGTCTGTGGTCAAATGGTCACCTGCGCTGATAGAACCACCAGATTTTACTTTAGCAGTTCCGCCACCGTGAGGCATTGCAACTTCTACTAATTGACCTGTTCCTGCTTGTGGTTTGTTTTGGATAGCACCCATTATGTTTTCACCAGGTACATCCGCGTCGTCTGCTAGAGTAGCTACACCGTTAGCGACCCAAACAATGAAGAATTGTTTGTCTTCATAATCTCCTGCTGTTTCAAATGTTTTAAGTAGTCCTTCTGTTGTAGTTGCCATAATTTATTTATATATGTTTATTTTTACTTTTGCAATACTTATTTATCGTTACCAGATTCTTTCAAGTAGTTTGCGTAAACTTCTTTATGTTCTTTTCTAACTTTAGTGTTTGCTTGTGAACCTGTCAAGCCTTTACTCATGTATTTAGATACCAATTCATTGTACTTTTGGCTAGCAGTTGCACCCGCTGTATCGTCTTCGCCTTTAGCACTGGTGATTTTTTGGTCTGCTGTAGCTTTAAGAACCTTTGAAAGTAAATCTTTTTGGTCTGCGCTTAGACTTCTTGAAAGCTCTAGCAATGCGTCTTTTGCTTTTGGTAAAACTTTGCCACCTGTTGAACTTGCCATAAATGGCTGTGCAAACTCTGTAGCTTTCTTAACCTCTGTGGCTTCCTTTGCCTCTGCTTCCATTTTTTGGAAACGTGCAAGTTCGCTAGCTTTGATAGTAATTTCTTTGTCGTCTTCGCTTGCTGTGGTATCTTCTTCGCCTTCCTCTGATTCCTCGCCGTCTTCGGATTCTTCACCTTCGCTTGAATCTTCGCCGTCGCCTTCACCTTTTGAATCACTATTATCTTCTGCGCTTTCGCTTTCGTCGTTGGAGTCTTCACCCTCTTTTTCAAGTTGGGTTTTTTGCTCGTCGGTTAATTCCTCTGCTTTTTCTTGCAGAAACTTGACCTCATCTTCGGTTCTGTCTGCTGGGTTTTTAGCTAATATATCTTGAATATTCATAGTAGTTTCGTCGTTCTGACTAAATAATATCATAATATCATTACCTTTTGTCAAGCTTTTATCTGACGCGGTTATTGTAGGCATACTTTGCATTAGTGGTCTGTTGGTTAAAGTAGCGGCAATTAAAACAATACCGTGGTGTGTGCTGTGTTGTGGGTCTACATAATCAAACGACCACTCTGCGCTTATCATGCGATATTCACGACCCTTAACCAGTTCTTCGCCAAATGGCGTATATTCAACACTCGCAACTAAACCATTATTCGTATTCTTTAATTCAGTTATCCAACCAGCGGCGCGCGTATTTTCCCACGCGTGGTCTACATCTAGTGGCACTGCTCGGCGCACACCTTTATTAAAATTACTTATCATTTGGTCGAAAATATTATCATCTAAAACCATGTTGCCGTATGGCTGGGTCATAAACTCACCCTTTGGCAATACTGGTATTTCTGTAGGTAGTTCACCTTTTTTAGCGGCCTTTATTGTGTCTAAGTCGATAGCAGACTTAAACGTACCTTTGAAGTTTTTATTAGTTTCGTTTGGCATATATTTTTATACTACTACAATTAGTCTGTCTTTTCACCAGGCATGTACAAACGCAGACCACTTCTACAGTGCGGGTGAAATGCTGGGCCGCTTTTCTTTTCACCAGTGATAGTCGTATATATGTGGTCTATTGGTACTGCTTTCTTAGCGCCTAAATCCAAACAAATAGCAGACACTTTTTTATCACCTGCCGTTATTACTTTCTTTTTACTAGCCCCGACTTGCCGACCAACTTCTAGGCGACCACCAGTATAAGCATTTACACTTTCAGTTTGTGCAATAGTCGTAGCTCTGCGCTTGTCGTTGATTGTTTTGTTAATCCTAACTACTGCCCCGTCGCGGTCTTCGCCATTATTTATAGATTCAACAAGTGCGGCATTAACTCGCTTTTTAGTCGTTTGAGTTAATAGTCTTGCCTGTTTAAGTGTGTATTTGTCCATGTATTCAATGGCTGGGTGACTATCCCTAGACCAGCCTACGTCGATTTTTAATTCCTGTTCAGTAAACAACCCGCCCGCTTCGATAGCGTCGGTCAATGATTTTGTTAAGAAAATCTTTAATACTAGAACTTCTTTATCCCAGAAGGCTTTTACCAAGTAGTCGAGTATGCCCGCTTTTTTAACCTGCTTATCGTAATACTTCCAGTTTAGATTTTTTACTGCACGCTCTAACAGTTCCTTAAAATACTTACGCACTGCACGGTCGGTTTTAAGTTCTGACTGAATCAGTAAGTCAAACAAGTCTTTGTCTTCTTCGTAAACTGGGGCGTATTCTTCTGCACCGCGTCGAATTGAATCGGCTACATAGGCTTCTAAAATACTGCTTTTGATTTCTAGCAGTTGTTTAACTTTTTCTTTTTTGGTTGCCATATTAAGACTTTAGAGTTTCTAACTGTTCTTCTACCGACGCGAATAAATCTAAAAAGCGTTGGTCTGTGGCTTCAACCTCTGGCGTGTCGCCATTGTCATTTTCTGGTTCTGGCGCTTCAATTGCTGGCTGTACATATTCAAACTGCAATTCTGCTATTTCATCTAGCAAACTTCTGAATGAATCGTAGCGTTTTAGATGTTCTTTTGCCATGTCCTCGCGTGTGAGCTTTTGACCCTTCTTTTGCATACTTAAATAATCTTTTTCGGTTTCGGCAATAAAATTACTTACCTTCTTGTAAAGTTTGCGTACTTCTTCTGGCACACCTTCTTCACCTCGACTAGATGTTATTAGTTTATTTATAGCTACTTGCAATGGCTTAACTATAAAGCTAGCGTCGGTTATTTCTACTTTTTCACCGTCTGATTCTGGCAAGTCGAATAGGTCACGTAGGTGTCGTTCTATACTACTGTCTGGTGTTAGTACCCCGACTTGTGCGGCTCTTTGAATTGCTACGGTGTATTTGTCTAGGTCTACATCACCGATTGAATCGTAAACTAGTTTTGGGTTTTCATTTGCTGGTACGTCGTAATTGAAAAACATTAACTTGGAAATTAAGTTTTTATTTGTGTTAGTTGCTATATATTTAGCGGCGTATTCAAGTGCCATTAAGAAAAACCCCGAATGGTCTTTTGATAATGCAAAACTACCTACATTGTTTTGACCTAACATCATAAAAGCGGCCAAAACATTAAGCATGATATTGCGTTCATGGCGTTCGATTGAATCTTTAGGATTTTTTATAGTACCCGCTTTCATATCAGTCCAACCGACCTCAAAATCTTCGGGGTGTCTGACGTAACCTTTTTCGTTGGCGCGCATATTTTGAAGCACTATATCGAGTTCTTGCTTGTCGTCTTCGGTTGCACCCTTTGGGGTTTTACCATAAGGAATACCCAGACCTTGACGTTCCATTGCCATAGCTTCGATTAGTTCCATTTTGTCTTTAATGAAAAATGGTTTGTATGCTGGTCTTAAAATACTGAACCCTTCCCAGTTGTCGCCTTCTTTTTCGTTTACATAAATAACTAACTTATCCATTGGTATTTCGTAGGTGTCGCGATATGTGGTTTGCTGTATACCATGCTCGCCGTTCTTCATTTCCCACGCTGTGATAGTTCTAGGATGTCGAACCGCTAATTTACGCAACCCGATTCTGCCGTCTTCTAAGAAGTCGTAAATAATCTCAAACGGCATAACGCCGTAGTCTAAGTATAGAAGTATATTTGTTAGCGTTTCTTGCCATGTACGGGTAGGATTTTCAAAAAGTTGCTGTTTGATAAATTCCGCTTGCTCTTTGTGCGCCGCTGATTCGCTGAATGGTTGTATGCGCCAGTTGGCAGACAATATAGGCAATTTCACCATCTTCAAAGAAGCACGTACGACTGGGTCACTTAATCGCATTTGGTCGTAAATCTTTATTCTGCGCGTGCCTTGAAGCTCGTCGTTATATTCTTCGTTGGTGACAATACCGTTTAACAAAATAGTTGATTCACCAATTTCATTACGTCGTTTACTTGGTGGTTGTGGTTTAGGCGGTGTGGCCGCTGTTGCATGTTCTGCCATATACTTATTCTATCTTAAACTTATTAAAATTTCTTGTCTATTAAATTAGCCGTTAATGGCGCAGTTGATTGTTTTTTTCCTAGATTTCGTTGCATTTCTGCCAATTCTTGCGCTTTTCTGTCTAAATCTACTGGTTTTCTATCTTTTTCATAAGTGCGTTTTAACCAGCTTCGTTCTAGTTTGTCGCCTAGTGCCAGTATCAAATAACGTATAGCGTCTGGGCCGTGGTCGTTATCTTTTTGCGTTACAGTATTTGAATACGTCCCGTCGGCGTTTTTCTTCCAGCTATAACTTAACAGTTCCATACGCAACGTGGGGCATTTGTCGGTTATCATTAGTCGCCCTGCTTGTAAGAATCTACGTACCAGCGGTATAGAATTTCGCAAGTGGTACATTTTTGGGTCTTCGTTGTTTGATAGTAACGGCGCACCTCTGGCCGCGCGTTCGTCGATTAAAGCTAAATTGTGTGGGTCACAAGCCCAACCCGTTATCGTTCCCTTTATGTTTAAGCGCTTGTCTGGCAAGTTGTGGCTGTAGGGTGATAGCATTTCGTTACCGTATTGCCATATTTCATCGGTGTTGTGTTTCTCTAGGTATAACTCATCATAAACAATTAGTCTGTCAAACGTCGTAGGTATCCAGACTGCCAGTAATACATTCGGATGGCTTTCACTGTGTCCAAAGTCTTCGGCTAGATATGTATAGCCCCTTGTTGGCGGTATCCAGTAGTCGTCGCCTTCGTCTGCAACAATAACGTTTTTGTCGTCTGTAAAACTCTGCCCGTAAACAACACCATGCAAACCAGGGCGACTACATAACCATTCTGTTTGCCAGACTTCGTCGTCTAGGGTTTTTCGTTTAGTGATTAAGTCGTACCATTCATAATAACCATTAGCTAGATGTATATTATTTGGTAGTTCCCCGCCGAAAGTCTTATATATTGCCTTCATCATTTCGGGGTCGTCTGTAGGTAACGGCGCGACAACTTCCCAAATATTCCATTTATAAACTTGGTAGTCTTTTGTACTGGCTTCGTCTAACATTCTTTGCATAACACCACCAGCAAATTTGCGCGTAGAAGTTAATACCGTGCGGGCGCGTACACCATGCTTAGACTGTGGCATAGACAATGCTTGCTGTAGCACCTGCCATGCCATTAGGTCGATTTCGTCAATAAATAACAGTTGAGGGTGAGGCGAATTTACACCAGACATAGTACCCGCTAGCACTTGGTTTTTTGAACCGTTTTTTAACTTCGATTCACGCATAGTGAAGCTGTCCACGTTGTAACCAAATGGGTACATTGAACTAAATGTTTGGAAATACTCGTATGACTTTAACGCCTGTTGTTGAATCGCACCGACGGTAGCTATTTCGGTGTCGTCCATTAAGTAAGAAAGTATCGTAGCCAATACACCGAAGATGTAGGTTTTACCACCAGACCTGTTAGCCATTAG